GGGCACGGCTAAGTGACCCTTTCGAAGTAAGTAGTTCTTTTGATACATTCGAATGAATGTTTCTAGGGACCCAAACCCCAGACCTTGTATCTACAAGGCCGCCCACCCAAGGCTTAACTTCACCTTGGGCCTCCTGGGGAGATACCCAAGAGTGCTTGTCGCACTCGTGGGCCTCGGTACTGCTTCAGTAAAATACTGAAGCAACCCAGGGTTACCTTCGGCCAAGACCCGGTCCACTCGTGCGGAAGCGCGGTGGATGCGTGCCTCATACCTATGAAGATCCTTGTTCCAGCGCCTTTTCAGGTGACTGTTATTAGGGATATCATAAGTATTCCAGCCGAAGTCTCCAGAGTCTGGCTGCACTTCTGGTAGGAAATATTTCCCAACAGAAGCGACTGTCCTACGGACGTAAGCTGCCGTACGCAACAACCCGTGTGAAAACAGGTTATTGTGCACGTCTACGCTTGACGCCACAGACCCAGGAGCGGACTTACGAGGGAACTCGTTCACGTTCACGGTCACCACAGAGGTGCCCGCAAACGCGTCCTCGCCGCAGGACTCACGGAACCTACCGGTACCGAAAGTCTTGTCGACATTAACCTTGAGGCCGAAAGCTTCAAGGGTGTTCCCCAAGAGTCCCAACGAGTTTGCGGGGACGATAATATCGTCACCGAAAACTCTAACCTGTCCACGCAACTTGCCAATAGTTCGTCGACTCGCAGTCTCTCCCCTGGCGTGCAGTGCACACCCGAGAGCGATCGCGAGGAACACGAGCGATTGGACAGGAAACGTGAGCGCAGAACCCATAGTGGAAAACTTCCGAATACGTAAGTACTTCGGGAGATGTTTATCTATGTCCTGATAAACCCATCGGGTCCTCACCGCCTTAAAAGCGTTGATGGTCGAAGGGGTTGAGCGGAATATCCGCTCAACCAGGAAGCAAGATATACGATCGGAGGCCGAGGACAAGTCCACGGTCGCCAAATTTCCATTACGGGAGGCCGCACGCACCATTCGCTGGCTGAGGTCTTGTCGACGAAAGTTGACAAAAGCCCCAGCAAGCGTCTGGCTGGTGCGCGACATCAGATAGTCTCGCATTATTTGCTGACACCATTGATGACTGACAGGCTCGGAGGCAATAAGCCTAGGAGCCTTCAGTGTCTTTGGGACAACTAGTAAGCGGGCCGGGGCTTCAGACTCGAAAGTCTGGAGATCCCGTGATGTCCCACCATGGTCGCCTAGAGCACTATGCGCGTGAACGCCATAATCCTCATAGGGGAAGATGGTAGCCAACTTTTCCGGCCAATTAGGGAAGTCGTATTTATAACCTCCCTTCTGGTCAGAAACTGCGCCAGGTCCATGCCGAGCTCGCCAGCAGGACGGGTCAAACCGTCCTATATCACTGATGAGAATGTCTGCGACTAATTGAATAGTCTCAGCCAACTCGTAGGTGACACTGGCTTGGCCTGCCAATTCGTCTCCGAAGAGGTCGAATTGGCTTGATTGTGATGGTACGAAATCTCGCAGCGCGAGAGCTCGATAATCATCAAAATCAGCAGCAGGATCTTCCCAACTTGTCGTCGGGAGCCTGACCGCGGCATCCACCTTGAAGAATTCATCGGTTTGTTTCCAAACTGAAGAATCAGAGCACGCTAATTTCAGACGTCGGACAACTCCTAAGAGTTGCCTAATCCAAAATATAGCGCGAACATCAGGGCTGGATCTCAGCACACCAACTTGATCGAAGACTCGAAGCATCAGTCCCTTGAAAAGACGAGGGATTGGGCTCCCATGTTTGTATCTCCCAAAATGGGTCATACTAGTATGGGTGAGGAGTCCACTATCGAGGCACTTGTCAAAGTGTTTACGATAGTCGGGCATGGTAATCAATGCAAATTGAACACCATGCGTGTCGATCGCAGAGCTTATACGCTTGTAATCACGTATCAGCTCACGCTGGAGCGTTGGGTACTCTACCGCGATGTCGTCAAACATCGCAGCGTAAAGTCCTGACACAAACTCGCCTAAGCTCTTCAGATCCATGATCTCTCTCCAGAGGTTGTGGATTCTTAGGGCTAGGCAGTTCCCTGAACTAGGCGAAGAGTCTTACGACTCCCAGCCCAGGAGCTTCGGGGCGATGTTGCCGGCCTTGACCATGTAAAACGACATGGCTTCAGACAGGTCAACAATGTCGGCGGCGACGCCATTCGGATCAGTCCGAATGGTGTGCGTCACCTCCGTCAACGAACCAAGAGGGACAGCGGCAGTCGGTTTCACTTGCCTCGAGAACGTCACGGTGTGACGATCAAAGGGTTGCGAACCCAGCTTCACGTTGTCTCGGGTGTGTCGCACTTTCGCGCGATACGTCACGAGCCCGTCGTCGAGAAAATACTCGGCGGCGTAACCGTCTTGGCTGATGAGCGGGAGGGTCTTTGCAGTCCCACCCGCACCATCAAGCGTAATCACCAGGGAAGTACCCAGCATGAGTAGTGCCTTTCTTGAGTTGTTGGATGTCAGCGCTTAAAGCGCTGAACAAACAACGCCCCAAGAACGGACAGTCTCCCAGAATCCATAAACGGAATCTGGGCAGCGAGAGTACCGCTACTAACGACGCGATTCTTGCCCGTTAGTAGACCGTAACCTCCATGGTCAATCAATTCCGTAGGTTTTGATTGAACAGAATGCTGAACGACCGTGTTTCGTTCTGTCATGACGCAAGTCTCGACAGCCGAAGCAGGAATCGTACCGGAGTTCTGGGTTAACCAGTCCCCCGTGTTAGAGAACCAATCTACCATCCAGGACCATGGGAGAAGATCCCATGCGCCCTTAACGAGACCTTCGGGAGTAAGACCCCCGGCGACTCGTTGAGCTAGTTTGATTTTCTCAGCATCACTCGGATTGTACTTCAGGCCTGGAGGGTTGTTAGGTTTCCACTTAACAGACCCCCAGCCTTTAGCCGAAGTTCCGGTACTTAT